GTAAATACCCTTTTTACAGATGAATGGTATAGCAAAGAAAAAATGGAAGAACGCGGAGTCGTGCAGATTCCTTTATGCTTTCTTGCAAAATCCTTGGAGAATATGAGCTTGTGCCATGCTGCATATTTCTGTAAAGGATGGGAAAATGCCAGAGGATGCAGATTAGAGCATGATGCAGCAGTAGCCTATGGATTAGATGTCATTTACGAAGAATAATTGCGCCAGCGCAACGGAGGGAGGTGAGAGCGGTGAAAGTGAAATGTATCAAACGTTACAGCGACATCAGACTGAAAGAGATCATTGAAGTCGGAACTGTTCTGGAAGTAGATAAAGAAAGAGCAGAGCATCTGATCCATGACGGCGTTGCTGAGGCGGTAAAGGAAACTGAGAAGGCAGCAGGCAGGGGAAAGGAATAGGTGATCCAAACATCTCCCTCTGGGACGCAGGGTGAAGCGTCTTATTTTTGCGTCTTTTTCTGCCAGACGTTAAAGAAGCAGATTCCATAAACTGAATGGCCCGGGCGTGAATACGAATAGGCTGGGCAGAAAGGAAAAGACATGAAAAACAGATTTGCAAAAGCAGTATGCAAATACCCACTGAATATCCAGTTTTTTGCGGAGGGAGACGGTGCTGGTGCCGGAGATGGAAACGGCGGTGGTTCCGGAAGCGGATCGGATGGAAGTGGCGCAGGCGATGGAGGAAGCGGGAGCAGTGGGCAGAGCTTTGACGATTTCCTGAAAAATGGAAATCAGGCAGAGTTTGACCGCAGAGTGAATAAGGCAGTTGAAACGGCAGTCGGAAAAGCTCGTGAGAAATGGGAACTGCTGACGAATGATAAGCTGTCCGAAGCAGAAAAACTCTCCAAAATGACAAAAGAGGAAAAAGCGCAGTATCTGGCACAGAAGCACGAAAAGGAACTTGCAGACCGGGAAGCAAGCATTACCAAACGGGAGCTGATGGCAGAAGCAAAAAATACCCTTACCGAGAAAAAGCTGCCACTCGGTTTGGCAGAAATTTTGAACTATACGGATGCGGAAAGCTGTAAATCCTCTATGGCAGCGGTCGAAAAAGCGTTTCAGGAAGCCGTGGAAGCTGCGGTAGAAGAAAAGCTGAAAGGCGGGAAACCGCCGAAAAAGGCAGGTGATCAGGGCGATGATCTGGCTGCGCAGGTTGAAAAAATTATGATGGGGTACTAACCCGGAAAGGAAAGGGAAATAAAGAATGGCAATTAACACATTAGCGACTGCAACACTGTTCCAGAAGACGCTGGATAAAGCTGCAGTGAGAGAAGCTGTAACCGGATGGATGGACGGAAACGCAGGACAGGTTAAGTACAGCGGCGGCGCGGAGATCAAGATTCCGAAGATGTCTGTGCAGGGGCTTGCGGATTACGACAGAGACAACGGCTACCAGCAGGGCGGCGTTACTCTGGAATACGAAACCAGGAAAATGACGCAGGACAGAGGAAGAATGTTCCAGCTTGACCCGATGGATGTCGACGAAAACAATTTTGTGACCACTGCAGCCGCAGTTATGGGGGAATTTCAGAGAACTTTTGTAATTCCGGAAATCGACGCATACCGTATTTCTAAAATTGCAACAGAAACAATTACCGCAAAGAAAGCGGGCATGATCGAATACGGCTATACCCCGGGCGCTGCAAGCACTTCTGCGCTGAGAAAACTGAAAGAGGGTATTAAGGCAGTAAGAGACCTGTATAATGGTCCTTTGGTATGCCACGCAACTCCTGACTTTATTATGGAGCTGGAGTTGGAACTTGCAGGAAAGATTACGTCGGTGACATTTGCTAAGGGCGGCATTGATACGCAGGTACCTTCTGTGGATGGCGTGCCGATCATTTCCACACCATCCAACCGGATGTACAGCGCTATTAAGATTCTGGACGGTAAGACTGTCGGGCAGGAAATTGGCGGTTACAAGAAAGGTGATGCTGCAAAAGACCTGAACTTCTTTATCTGCCCCAGAACTACGCCGATTGCAGTTACCAAACAGGATGTGATGAGAATCTTTGATCCTATGACAAACCAGAAACTGAACGCATGGCAGATGGATTACAGACGATTCCATGACATCTGGGTGCTGGACAACAAACTGGACAGTATCTTCCTGAACATCAAAGACGCGGAGGGCTGATATGCGGCTGATCTTTAAAAATGTGGAGCGGGAAACCGATGATCCTGCAAGAATCCGGAAACTGAAAGCGGAAGGATACGAGGAAATGGACCCTGTACCGCAGGAAGAAAGCGAAGAGCAGACGGAAGCGCTGGAAGAAATGAGTGTTTCCGCGTTGCGTGCGCTGGCAAAAAGGAAAGGGCTGGATGGAACCTCTGGACTGAATAAAGAGGAACTTCTGGCAGTATTAAAGGATGTGATCTGATGGACAACATCGAAAAACTGCAGGTTCTTACCGGAGAAAAGGACGGCGTTATTTTGACCGTACTGCTGGAGGATGCAGAACAGTTTGTCCTGTCCTACACGAACAGAACACGGATGATCCCGCAGCTTGATAATACCGTCCGTGAACTGGCGCTGATTGCATATAACCGGCTCGGGACAGAGGGTGAGAGCAGCCGGAGCGCATCCGGCGAATCCTACAGCTTCGATAATGCACCGAAGCAAATATATGACATCCTGAACCGGTACAGGCTGGCAAGAGTAGGAGGACGGGTCTATGAGACTGAGACGGAACAGACTGATTGAATGCAATCACAGGCGTGCGATTCCGGTAAAAGATAAGGAGGGCGTGACCACGATCGAATATGGCACGCCGTCTTCTTTTTTTGCGGAAATGTGGGCAGGTGGCGGAAAGCTGCAGGCGGAACGTTACGGAATCCGTTTGCCGAACATCCGGAATTTACGCCTTGATGGAGACTATCGGGAGATTATGGAGAACGGAGAAGTACGGTACGAGTTTGATGACGGCTTCTCCGTGTCCGTGAACGACGGTATCTGTATTTATTCCGCGCCGGATCAGGAACCGGATTATAAAGTCGTGGCGGTTTATCCTTATGGACATCTTGTGTTGGAGGTGGAACGCAGATTTGAAGGTGGAATTTGAGGATCTGAGCAGGCAGATGTCTGAGTTATCCAGGCTTCCAGCCGGGTTGCGTGGAAGCATCGGTAGACAGATTGCACTTGTGCAGGCTTCAGCAAAAGAGGAAGCACCGGTAAGGCGTTTTGGAAGCGGCGGCGGTGAGCTGCGGCAGAGCATCCTGACACAAATGGAAACATACTCTGATCGGATGGTTGCGATCTGCTACACCAACAAAGAGTATGCGCAATATGTGGAGTTTGGTACGGGCCCAAACGGAGAAGCCCACCACGCCGGAATATCTCCGGATGTGCATCCGGTGTACAAACAGCGCGGTTGGGTGATACCGGCGGATGCAATGTCTGTGGAAGCGGCGCAGTCCTATGGCTTTGGAATTGCCAGAGACGGCGACAAGGTAATCGGATATTACACCAGAGGGCAGGCAGCGCGCCCGTTTATGTACCCGGCGTTGAAAAACAACGAGGGCGAGATTATCCGGCGCTTGTCCGCCGATCTGAGAAAAGAGGTAAGAAAACTGTGAAAAATGTAAAAGACGAAGTGTTTGCGGCGCTGCAGGCGGTGTGCGACAACGTGTCAGATGTATACCCGACATCTTGGGTGGATCTTCCGGCGATCCAGTACACCGAAGAGGAAAACAGGGTGTATGAGCGTACCGCAAACAAGGAAGATAAAGCATCTGTTCGTTACCGGATTGATATCTGGAATAGCGGGAGCACATCGGGGATGGCGCAGGCTGTAGATGCTGCCATTGCCGCGCTTGGGCTGGTGCGAACCGGCTGCAGCGATGTCCCGGATCCATCCGGCATGCGACATAAACAGATGCGTTATGAAGGTATCATTGACATGGATTCCGATATTGTGTATTGGAACGGTAACAATTATTAAAGGAGGAATGTGAAATGCTGGCAAATGGAGCAGCTTTAGGCTACAAAGAAACCAAAGAGGGAGCAAGCTATACAGACCTTGCAGGATTAAAGGAAATCCCTGAAATTGGTTCTGATCCTGAAAAAGTAGAAAACACTACCTTAAAGGACAAGGTAAAACAGTATGAAATGGGCATCGGTGATCCGGGCGATATGGTCTATAAGTTCAAGTATGACAACAGCTCGGCGGAAAGCTCTTACCGCAAATTCCGCGAAATGGAAGCATCTAAGAAAACCTATTATTTTGAGGAAACTGATCCGGATGGAACGAAAATCGAGTTTGCGGCACAGCCCTCTGTGAAAAGAACAGGCGGCGGCGTCAACGGCGTTATTGAGTTTGATGTAACGATGGCACTGCAGAGCGAACTTACATTCACCGATCCGGCGTAAAGGAGGGCAACATAAATGGACTTTTTTGGAAATACAACACCTGGTTCGCAGATGCCTATGCAGAATGAAACTTATCAGCCTGCAGAAAATGCTGCGGTGCAGGAAGAAAAGAAAGCGCCGCAGAGAAATCCTTTTGCAATCTGGGAGGTCGCTGGAGAGACTTACAGGTTAAAGCTGCAGACTGCAGGTGTCAAAGAACTGGAAGCGAAATATAAAGGCTCCATCATGGAGCTGATGTCGTTCAAGGGTGGGATGCCACCGCTGACCGTTATGTTGGATGTTGCACACACGGCGATGAAGCCGTGGACGCATAAGGTATCTGCAAAGGATATGGAGTCCCTGTATGACAAATACGAGCAGGGAGGCGGCGACCTGCTGAGCTTCTTTACTAACGTATACCTGGAAGTATTCCTGGTGAGCGGTTTTTTATCGAAATCGGTGGCAGCGGAAATGTCCGAGTCACTGGCGGAAATGCGCAAAGAAC